TTTGATGACAACTGCTTTTGCAAACGACATTGAAGATCTTGCGATCAACGGTGACGGTTCAACAGGAAACTTCCTTTCAATCATGGAAGGTTTCGTTTCAAAGGTACAGGGCGGAGACTCACACGAGTCAATGGTCACTGTAGCAAACAACGCATGGACAACAGAGATTATGCAAAACATTATTCTCGCAATGCCACGCAAGTATCGTGCAATCAAGAACAATCTTAAGTTCTATGCAGGTACAGACGCATTCCAGGGTATCATTAAGAACAATGGTACATTGGCTGATGCAATCGCAGAAGCATTTGCTGGCAAGCCAGCAGGTACACCTGCAAACCGTCAGGCATACCTTGATGGTAACGCTCAGACATTCGGTGGAGCACGTACAACTCGTGTTCTTGGTGTTGAAGTACAAGAAGTTCCTTACTATCCTGCAGGATACATTGATTTGACATTCCCGCAGAACCGTGTATGGGGATTCCAGCGTGATATCACTGTAAACCGTTTCTACCAGCCAAAGAAGGATACAATTGAATACACAGTATTCGTCCGCTTTGGTCTTCAGTGGGAAGAACTTGACGCAGTTGCATTCGCAACAGCAGCAAACAACTCATAATCGCAAAACGATTGACTTTGGGGGGCAGCGTAAAATCTGTCCCCCTTTAGTCATTTATAGGGAGTAATAATGTCATATCCAGGAACACCTGAAGATCACACACATGTTGCAGAAGGTGCTATTGTTACACTTGGAAATCCAGGAGTAATAGTTATGGGCTCAAATGGTTTGCAGGTAAATACTATGGGAACACTTGGTGAAACAAACATGGGAATTACATCAGGACCTAATGCAGTTAATCCATCTGGAACGCCTAATGGAATTCGTTTGCCATCGCAAAATAATTTTGGCAGAGGAAGAAGACGGCGCTAATTCTGGTATAATGACATAGGAGGAACTAATGTCTATTATTGAAGATTTGTCTAAAAAGACTGTTATGGAAATAAAGTCTTATGCAAAGAAAAATAACATTGATTTATTTGGGGTAACAACAAAGGCTCACATGCTTGAGGTAATTGCTAGTTGGACTCCAAAAGAAGAGTCAAAAGCAAAGCCAAAGGTTGCAAAGCCAATAGATGAAAAAGTAGCACTTTTTTCAGACCGTAACATATTCTGGAGTGGTGTTGGCGAAGTCGTAAAAGGCTATAATATTGTAACCAAGGAGGTTTCCGAAAAGTGGCTTACCCACGATAAAGTTCGCATTGCGAGCCCACAAGAGGTAGCAAAACACTACGGTAAATAATTATGATAATTCTAAGACTCCCACCATATCCAATTGAAGTAAAATACGATGTTCCTCTTCCAGATACAGACTATTTATTTACAATTGAAAATGCTCCAAAAACAGTTGAGGCTTCTGAAGTTTTAACTTCTGATGCAAATTCTCAAATTACTTTTACGCTTACGGGCGATTTTATTACCTATGATCATGATTATTCTGTTCAAATTTATGAAATTAATAACGATCAAGAAGAACATATCCTAGTACAAGATATTTTAAGTATTGTTAGACCATATGTTGATCCAAAAACATTGGGAACAACTGCAACAGAAATTGCTGAAGCAACATATAATGAACGCATTGCAAGAGCAATTGTTGATTCATTAATAAGTCGTGGATTTACATTTGAAAAGAAAGTGCTTGAAGTTGTTGGTCAAGGAACAGACTATATGCCATTTTGGGAAACTATCTATAAGATTGATGAAGTTTATGAAAATGGAGTAATGGTATTTGACTCAAAACAAACAACCTCAGCACTTGCTGGATTTGACTATGTTATTACAAAAGATAGAACTTCAATTGTTAAGGTTCCAACAGACTCAAGTCAATATGAACCAAAAAACCGCAATGAAAGAAAGCCGTTAAAATATAGAGACGCTGGTTCTGACTCTTTTTATGCTTATGCTCCGTATGAAAATTTTGATAATCTGTGGACAAATACAAGAAACCCTGCAGTTTCTTTTCCTGAAGGGTTTGACTATATATTTATTTACGAAGCGGGATATAAGGTTATACCTAATGATGTTCGTGATGCAGTAGGAATGATGATTGATGATCTTAAGTGCGGAAAAATGGATCACTACAAAGCATATGTAACAGATTATAAAACAGATCAGTTTAGTTTAAAGTATGATCCATCAAAATTCTTTGGAACTGGAAATATTTTAGTTGATATTATTCTTGACAAATATATAACAAATCTTCGCACCCCAGGGATGCTGTAATGAATCAGGTATGTGAAAGTACCGACTTTATGTTTCCAATGCTTGCGGATGTATATTATCCAATAGTTGACCAAGGTGCTTATGGAAATGTTAAAAAACAATGGATTCTTGATAGACAGTTTGCATGCAATTTTGCAGTAAGAGGGACAGCATCTTCAAATGAAGAAGTAAAGCCAAATGTAAATATAACAAAAGAAAATATTTTAATTGGAAGAACAAAAACAGATATTAGAATTTCTAGCAATAAAGAAATGCAATCTGTCACAAATATTATTATTACAAATATTAAAACAAAGCAAGATCAAACTGTTTATATAGAAACTTCTGGGCCAAGATCTGGCCATTCAACAGTCTATGAGATTGCTTCAATAGAGCCAATAATTGGTTTTTTAAATAATATAGAGTACTATAAAGTTATTTTGCGTCGTTCAGAGAATCAGGCTACAGACATATGACAAGAGTTGTAGTTAACACAAAGCAGTTTACAAAAGACATAGGAAACATTATTTCTTATTCTGAAGGATTTCTTCAAGGCATTCAAAGAGGTAAGCCAAAGTTTTTTGCAAACCTTGGTAAAATGATAGTAGAATCAGCAAAAACATTTATTGACTCAAACGCAAGAATGAACCCTACAATGCTTCATCATGTGTATGAATGGCAAAAAACAGGAAGTCCAAGCGCCCGATTGTTTGACATTAATTATTCTGTTAACAGCACTGGCCTTTCATTTAACTCTAAATTTTCTCAATCTAAATCAATTAAAGATGGGTCTAATGAGCCATTCTATAATAAGGCTCGTATCATGGAAGATGGAATTCCAGTAAGAATATCTCCAGTTAATTCTTCAGTTCTTGCATTTGAAGACCAAGGAGAAACTATTTTTACAAGAGGAGATGTTGTTGTTCAAAATCCTGGAGGAAAAGAAGTTGAAGGATCTTTTGAAAAAGTTTATTCAGAATTTTTTAGCAAATATTTTAGTCAAGCATTTTTACGCACAAGTGGGTTAATGCAATATTTTAACAATCCAATACTATACAAGAAAAAATTTTCACAAGCAAAGCGTGGTGGAAAAAATCTTGGAATTCAAGTAGGATATAACTGGATAGAAAGTGCAGGCATGTCAAATGGCTAATGATTCAATTTTAAATACACCAACAATCTGGGTAAATAAATATTTACAGCATAAAATTGCACAGGCAGATGCTGGAATAGGATTACCATTTTTTCCAACAACTCCAAGCACTATTGATGATTTAACTGAGCAGTGGGTAAAAATAAATGATGTAAGGTATCCGTATGCTGGAGTAATGGCTACTTACGATAGATTAATTCGTATGAATAAAAAAGCATTTCCTCATATTAAATGCGAACAAGTTATGTATTATTTTTATGCAACAAGAGATGATGTAATAGAAAATATGGTAAAGGTTCAAGAAACAGTTTTAAGATCAATGGACAGAATGGATGAGTCAGCCCAAGAAATTAATGATTGGTGCTCAAATAGACAAATAGATCTAGGAACTGAGGGAGTTGTAGACTGCCAGTTTTATTTCCATACCTTTAAGGTTTATCAACTTGAAGAGGTTAGAGATATTATTGATTTTGGAACTGCCCGAACTTACGGAGGAAATAAGATAATTATTGAGTTTGATTACCATCAAATAGGCTCAATTGGAAACGCAGGCTGGCAACCAGAGCCTAGACCAGCCACAAAAAATATTATATAAAACACTGTTATAATTGCAGTGAGGAAACAAACGCCAAACAACTTAATAACCCTATTTAGGAAAAAGAGGTGAATAAATGGCTAATTATAGTCGTGGTACATCAACCAACATTATCGTTGGTGCAGCAGCATTATTCGTTGCTGATACAACTTTGGATGCCGCATCGTTAACTGCTTTTGAGTCTTCAAAGACTTTTAGAGATACACTTACTAACGATGCTGATTACACAAACGTTGGTTATACAATGAACGGTCTTGAACTGCAGTTCCAACCTGACTTCGGTGAAGTTACAGTTGACCAGATTCTTGACGTTGCAAAACTTTACAAGCAAGGTATGCAGGTTTCACTTGCAACTGCTTTTGCTGAAGCAACACTAGAAAATCTTATGCTTTCTTTGGCTTACAGCGATTCAAAGTTAACAGGTACAAAGTCAACATCAAACGGACAGGCACTTAACCTTTCTGCAGGTGACATTGGCGAATGTCCAGTTGAGCGTGGTATCGTTGCAGTAGGCCCAGGAACAGGCGATTGCGTAGATTCTGCTTATGTAGAGCGTGTTTATACAGCATATCGTGCACTTTCAATTGAAAATGTTACAGTATCTGCAAAGCGCGACGAGGCTTCAATGTTTGAAGTTTCATTCCGTCTTCTCCCAGAGGACGTATCTGGTTCATATGGTAAGATCGTAGATCGCACCTGGACACCAGCATCATAATTTAATAAATTATACGACTGGCCCATCTCTTCGGAGGTGGGCTTTGTTGTTTGGTATAATGATTAGATGGCTACAACAATTTATAATAATAAGATAATTAAACTTATTAATGGTACAGAAATAGAAGCAATGCCTTTAAAGATTAAATATCTTCGTGAGTTTATGTCGGCATTTGAAAATGTAAAAGTATCTAATACAGATGACGAGGCAATTAGCGGTTTAGTTGCATGCGCCAAGATTGCAATGAAACAGTATTATCCATCAATATCTAATACAATTGAAGAGGTTGAAGATAATCTAGATTTACCAGGTGTTTATCAGGTTTTAGAAATTGCTGCAGGAATTAAGATAAGCAAAGATTCTGAAGAGCCAGTAAAAGATCAAGCAGTTGAAAGCAACAATACCTGGGAAAATCTTGACTTAGCAAAACTTGAATCAGAAGTATTTTTGCTTGGCATATGGAAAGATTATCACGAATTAGAGTTATCCTTATCAATGCCAGAACTTCTTGCTACACTTGAAAGCAAAAGAGAATTAGACTATGCAGAAAAAAAATTCCTTGCTGCTATACAAGGGGTAGATCTAGATAAAGAATCAGGATCTGAAAAAGGTCAAAAAGAATGGGAAGACATGAAAGCAAGAGTATTTAGTCGTGGGGCAACTTCTGATTCAAATGATGTTCTTGCTTTACAAGGACAAAATGCACAGAAAGCAGGGTTTGGCATTGGCTTTGGTCTTGATTATGAAGACGGTAGAGACCCCTCCCTTATGCTATAATTAACTCAGCCTATATAGGAGTAAAAATGGCAACAATAGTACATGAGGGTAAAGAACTTATTCTTATGGACGGCACAAAGATTAAGGTTAGACCACTTAAGATTTCTTTGCTTCGTCCATTTATGCTTAAGTTTGAAAAGGTGGCAGAGGTAGCAGAGGATAATGAAAAGTCAATGGCTCTTCTTATGCAATGCGTACAGATTGCTATGGAGCAGTACAATCCAGAACTATCAAAAGATATTGAAAAACTAGAAGATGTTCTTGATCTTCCAACTGTTTACGATATTATTGAAGCAGCATCTGGAGTTAAATTATCAGATGCAAATGCTTTGTTAAACACAGTTCTTGCAAACAATTAAACAGTAAAAGAGGTGCTAGTTAATGGCTGACGTAAATGCTAATATTGGCGTACATATTGATACGTCTGCAGCACTTGCGGAACTCAAAAATTTACAGCGCCAACTAGCCAACTTTCATTCGTCCATCTCTAAGGGCAGTGCTGCTAGTGCTATAGCACAAAAGAATTTACAAACTAATCTTTTAAATTCTATAAATAGTACAGGCAAGTTCACTGCCCAGATGGGCCTTGTTAGAACATCTACAGAATCATTTACTCACGCACTTGAAAAGAATAAACTTGGCATGCGTGAGTATTTCCGCTATGCAGGCGGGGCTACAAAGACTTTTGGTAGATTATTTAAACAAGAATTTGATACAATTAACAAGGTTTCTGAAGAACGTGTTAAAAAGATGCAGACCCAGTACATCAAGATGGGTCGTGATGCAAATGGTGCATTAAGAGCAATTGCCATTAAGCCTCTTGCTCTGGATATGGATAACCTTGCAACAAAAACTGCAATGGCTGCACAGAAACAAGCACTATTTAATCAGTTAGTTAAGCAAGGATCTACAAATCTTCTAAACTTTGGTAAAAATACTCAGTGGGCTGGTCGCCAACTTATGGTTGGCTTTACAGTTCCACTTGCTTATTTTGGAACGGCAGCATCAAAGGTCTTTATGGACCTTGAAGCACAAGCCATTAAATTTAAACGTGTTTATGGTGACATGTTTACAACAACAGACCAAACAAATAAAGCCCTTGAAGATGTAAGAAAACTTGCAGAAGAATTTACTAAATATGGTGTAGCAGTAAGTAAGACTATGGAAATGGCTGCTTCAGCAGCGGCAATGGGTAAGACTGGTGCTGACCTTACTGCACAGGTAGCACAAGCAACAAGACTAGCAGTTTTGGGTAATGTAGAGCAAGCACAGGCACTAGAAACAACAGTGTCTTTAACAAATGCTTTTGGCATTGCAGCAGAAGACTTAGCGTCAAAGATTAACTTCCTTAACTCAGTAGAAAACCAAACAGTCGTATCAATTGAAGACCTAACAATAGCAATTCCAAAGGCTGGACCAGTTGTTAAACAATTGGGTGGAGATGTAGAAGATCTTGCATTCTTCCTTACAGCAATGAAGGAAGGTGGAATCAATGCATCAGAAGGCGCTAACGCACTTAAGTCTGGTTTAGCATCACTCATTAATCCAAGCAAGAAGGCATCTGAAATGCTTGCAGGCCTTGGTGTAAATATTAAGGGTATTGTTGAAGCAAATAAAGGTGACTTAAAAAATACAGTAATTGGTTTTGCACAAGCACTAGATACACTTGCACCACTTGATCGCTCAAGAGCAATTGAACAACTATTTGGTAAGTTCCAGTTTGCCCGTCTATCAACACTATTCCAGAATATTACCAAGGATGGAACACAGGCAAGCAGAGTACTCCAGTTGGCTGGAGCATCAGTAGAAGAACTTGCAATTTTATCTGAACGAGAATTAAAGACAGTAGAAAATGCAGTAGGAATTAACTTTAAAGAATCAATGGAAAAGTTAAAGTTGGCCATTGCACCAATTGGAGAAATATTCTTAAAAACCGTTACCCCAGTAATTAAAATAATTGGAAATTTGCTTGATAAGTTTAATAACCTTGGAGATGGAACTAAAAAGTTTATTGTAATTGCATCTACTCTTGTTGGAATTATTGGTCCAACACTTTTGATGACCTTTGGCTTGCTTGCAAACGGTGCAGCAAATATTATTAAACTATTTTTAGCGCTACGTATGGGATTTTTAAAGGCTGGAACTGGAACAAAGATTCTTTCAGATCAAACAGCATACATGAATTCTGAACAACTAGAAGCAGCAACTGTTGCAGCATCATTAAACCAAGCACACACAAGATTAACTCAATCATTTACAGCAGAAACTTCAGCAGTAAGAGCATTGCGTCAAGCATATATTGAGGCAACTGTAGCAGCAGCCAACTTTGCTAGAACAAACCCAGGCATGATGATTCCTGGCAAAGGTGGAGCAGTAAAGAAGTTTGCAAAGGGATCAACATACGTACCAGGCACAGGAAGTAAAGATAATGTTCCATCTGTTCTAACTCCTGGAGAAGCAGTAATTCCAAGAGATGTAGCACAGAATCCAAGGTTCCAGCCAATTATTGATGCAATGGTTAGTGGTAAACTACAGGCATTTGATGGTGGAACCAAGAATGCACAACCATTCTCAAACTCTCCACAGTTCCAGCCAAAAATGGATTTAAGTGGCCCATCAACAAATGTTCTTAATACTAACCCATCACAAACTAATAGTCTTGTTGCAGGAAGATCAGGAATTCCTCAGTTAACCCCTGAACAAATTCAAGAAAAAAATGCAAGAGCCCTTGCACAAATAGAGGCTAATAGAGCAAGAAGATTAGGTGCTGTAATTGTTGGGGAAACAGGCATTCAATTTGATGGGGCTTTGTATAACGCTAAAAGTGCAAGAGGCGCAAAAGGCGTAAAAGATTTTATTGATGGTCTGGTAAAGAATCCAGATGGAAGTTTTACATACATAGATGAAAAGACTAAGCAGCCAACAACAATTAGTCGTAATAGACTTCATGAGGTTTTAAACTATCGTTCTCAACCAGGCAAAAATTTAACAACATCAGATATAAAAAGATCTCTAGATATTGGCTCAGGAGCAAGAGGTAGTGGTCGTGGAACTTCAAGACCAGCATGGATTGCTAAACTTATGGCTGATGCTAAGGGTAATCCAAATGTTTTAGCAGAAGAAACTGCAGTTAAAGAAGCACTTGCAAAGAAGGGTGTAACAAAACTTACACAGGATCAGCAAAAGAACTTGTTTGGTCTTCAAGCATCACACGTAGTTGAAGAAAGAAATCCACAAGGAGTCAAAGAGTGGAGAGCAGCAAATATTGTTCCAGAACCAGGCTATATCAATAACTATATTAATACAGTTAAAGGTAAACTTAGCCAAGAACTTTTGGCAATGACAGATGACCAGTTAAAGTCACTTAATATTGATAGATCAGAATTAAAGAGAATTGCTTCAGGTAATCACCCAACTACAGCAAATGCTGCAAATACATTAAAGAATATTGCACAGTATCAAATTGCTAAAAACCCTAATGCTGCTGGAATATATCAAGCAGAAGCAGTTGTTGCAGGGATTAATTATCGTATGCAAAATAATACATACAAGGGTGGACTTAAAACATTAGCACAATTATTCCCAACAAATAAAAAGGTAATGCAAGAAATTGCGGTTGCTAAGGGAGAAACATTAGAGACTAAAGATGGAAAAGTTAAGAAGGTAACTGGTCAAACAGGAAAGCCAAAGCCATCAGGAACAAGAACAAAGAGCCCAAGAGATACAAGAGTTATTTCTACAAAGGGTGTTGCAAGAGTTGTTCCAGCAGGTAAAGGCTTTAGAGTTATGCCTGGAGCAGTTGACGGAGTTGATTTAACAGGTCAATCCGTTGGCAGCAAAATGTCAGGTGTTCAAAAGCAGTTTAGATCGGAACAGAATTCACTTCGCCGTCAAATTGAAAAGGTAGAGAAGAGAAGAATTGCAACATTAAAGGCTGAAGAAAAACAACTAAAGTCTCAATCTCAAACAAGAAAAGAAAACATAAAGGCTGTTGAACAAAATACAGCACAGACAATTTCAGCAAAAGAAAAGGTTGCAGCATTTAGTGGTAAGGCTGGCGTTGCCGTAGGAGCAATGAGTGGTTTAACAATTGCTGCTAGTTTTGCGGGTGGAAAACTTGGAGAAATGGCACAGAAGATAATGCCGTTTGTATTTGGCTTACAGGGTCTCTTAGCGCTCATGCCAATGCTTATGAATCCCTGGGTAGCGCTTATAGCAGTAATCACATCATTGGTTGTTGGAGCAAAACTTATTGACTCTAATAATAAAAAAATGGCACAAAAACAATCAGACTATATTGATTCTGTTTCTGCAACTACAGATAAGATGAAAAAGGTTGGAGAAATAACTGGAAAAATTGGTGCATCCGAATTAATGGCAAGACGCAGACAAGACTCTTCACCAGATGCATTCAGCAAAAAATATAATCGTGCAGGACAGCAATTTGGAACCAACTTTATGGG